CCGACCTCGGCAGGCAACAATGAGATGAGTCTGGTCTTCACCTGATCGCATGGCATTTGTCCTCAGTCAATCGCAGAGCTACAGCTGGCCGGTGGTGCTCCGCCTGCCAGCTGATGGCGGCAAGCGTGAGAAGTCGACATTTGATGCGGTCTTCAAGCGCCTGCCGCAAAGCCGCATCAATGAGATCCAACAGCTGGTACAACAACGCCTCAAGGCTGCTGAGCACAACGAGGATCTGGACAATGGCGTGACAGATCAGAGCATTGCTGATGAGCTACTCGTCGGTTGGGCTGGTGTGGTGGATGCCGATGGTGATGAGGTGCCATTCACTGAGGCTGCCAAAGCTCAGCTGCTTGATGTGCCCATGGTGGCTGGCGCATTGATTGGCGCATACTTCGAGTCGCTGGTTGAGCAGAAGCGAAAAAACTGATCGGCGCCGCTGAATACTGGGCCAGTGGCGCAACGATCGATGAAACTGAAGATGACGCTGCAGCATTCGGGCTGGTGCTGCCAGATCTCAGTCAACGCAACGAGCACTACGAAGTGATCGCTGATGCGTGGCCGGTGGTGGAGCTGTTCCTCAGGGTGCAGACGCAGTGGCGTGCCGGATCATCCGGCATCGTCGGATTGGACTATGGCGCTGTGCGATGGGTCATGGATCTGTATCAGGTCGACGACCCACGCATGATGCTTGAGGATCTGCAGGTGATCGAGGCTAAAGTGGTTGAGATCGTCAACAGCCGCAAGGATTAAGCCATGGCGTTGGACATGACTACGGCTCTGACCATCAGAGCCAAGGTCGATGGCACCAATGAAGTCAATGCGCTTAATGCTGCACTGGGCAAGACAAGCCAGCAGGCCACTAGCGCAGCAGGCGCATTCGGCAAGCTTGGCCAGGTAACAGGCAAGATCACTGCTGGCTTTGGATCGTTGATACCGGCCGCTGCATTGGCCGGGTTGACTGCGATCGCAAAGCGAACTATTGATGCAGCAGACAATCTGAACGATCTAAGCCAGCGAACCGGTGTGGCTGTTGAAAGCCTCAGCCGGTTTGGCAATGCTGCGGCTGACAGCGGCAGCTCGGTTGATGAGGTTGCCAAGGCGATGAGCCGACTGGCACGAGGTGTTGTTGATCCTGCATCCAGCGCATCGCAAGCGCTGAACAAGATTGGCATCAGCGCGATTGATTCAAGCGGCAAGGTGAAGAGCCTTGATGAGATCATGCTGTCGATCTCGGATGTCTTTGCCAAGCTGCCAGATGGCGCGCAGAAAGCGGCGCTTGCGCAAGAGTTGTTCGGCAAGAGTGGCGTCAATCTGATTCCGCTATTGAATCAAGGCCGTGAAGCTCTTAGTCAATACTCAGCAACGATTGACACAGAGTTGGCGCAGGCATCAGATAAGTTCAACGACACGCTAAACGCGATTGGTATTGCGTTAGCTGGACCATTCAGTGATGCCGTGACGGCATTGCTGCCTGCCATCACAGCGATTGCTGAGGCGCTGGTGGGACTGATCCAAGGATTCTCGGCATTGCCTGAACCACTGCAGTCCGCCATTCTTATCTTTGGTGGATTGGTTACTGCTTTTGCTGCATTGGCGCCAGCTATCTCCGCAGTGATTTCAATCATCACCACGATCGGCCCGGCCATCGCTGCCATCATCCCGGCGCTGACCGGATCGGGTGGATTGCTTGCTGCTATCGCTGCAGTATTCACTGGGCCTGTCGGCTGGATTGCTTTGCTTGTCGCAGCAGGCGTTGCGATCTACGCATTCCGTGATCAGATTGCTGCAGCATTCAAAGTGATCGGTGAGGTGATCACTGCTGCAGCCAAGTTGTATTACAGCGTTTTTGTCCAGCCAGTAGTCACTGGCGTTGACATAGTGATTCGCGGCATCAAGGCAGGATTCAGTACGCTGGCCAGCATCTTGACTGCGCCATTCACAGCGGCGATCAACGTCATCAAGGGCGTGTTCCGTGGTCTGCTGCAGTTCATTGCTAATGGCATCAACACGGCAACACGTGGCATCAACGTCTTAATCGCCGGCTACAACCGCCTGCCTGCGCCTGACATCCCGACAATTCCACAAGTCACAGTCCCCGCATTCGCTGCTGGTGGTGTTGTCTCAGGTCCGACCCTGGCCATGGTTGGTGAGGCTGGTCCTGAATACATCATCCCCGAGCACAAGATGGCCAAGGCCGCGGCCAACTATCTCGGCGGTTTGCGTGGCCGTAACGTCATCCCCGCATTCGCCGAAGGTGGTGTCGTCGGCGCGATGGGTGGTGGCGGTGCAGCCAACACGACAGTGCAGATCACCACTGGTCCGGTGCTGCAGCAAGACGGTCAGCGCTATGTCACCATCGGCGACATGGAACGTGCGTTGCAGGACTTCGGTGCGCAGATCTTCCGCAATAGCCGCAGCTACGGCGGCCGGCGTTATCAAGGTGCATTCTGATGAGCAACAGGGCGCAAAGCCAATACCTGCGCATCTTTGATGCAACCACCACCTATGCCAGGTGGCAGACCTACTACGTGAATCAGACCATAACGCTTGACGGCGCCAGCTGGTCATACATGCCATTCAGCGCTAGCGGCATCATTGAATCCGGCGCCAGTGGTGGCAAATCGGTGAGCATCACAGTGCCAGCCACAAACAGCGTGGTGCAAGCATTCACGCTCGCATTGAGCTACGGCCGGTTCTGCGAGCTGAAGATCTATGAGTTCGATAGCCGACTCGACAACACGGCACCGCAAGCTGGGCAGGACTTGATCGCTAGCTACACCGCTGAAGTGGTGGATGTCTCTGGTAGCTTCACGCGGCTTGATGTGGAGCTTGGCAGTAGCCTGTCACCAGTAGGCGCGCAGGTGCCGCCGCGTAAGTTCACCACGTATCAGATCGGGTCGCCACTGCGGATATGAGCCTGAACATCTCGGATCCGCTATCGCTCCTGGCTTACCAAAGCGGCCTAGCTGATCCGCCGCTACTCGAGGCAGCAGCACAAGCCGCTGATGACCTGACCAGCCAGCAGCGCGCCTACAAGATCGGCGATCCGGTACCGATCGTCTTCTGTCGCCGCGTCTCCAACAATGGCGGCGTCATGGTCAGCCCCGGCGCAACAGAAGCGCGCTATCAGAACGATGGCACCACCAATGCGCTGACCGTCAGCCTGATGGTGGTGCTCAGTGAAGGCGAACTGCCGCAGATCGCCATCAAGGATTGCTTTGTCGGGCCATGCCGCCAAGGCACATGGAATCAAACCTACGACCGCAGGGCCGGTACATGGACGCCCGGCAATTTCGTCACCACCGTATCCGGCAAGGATCCATGGGCGTGCCCTTACTACTGCGGCACATCAGGACGATATGAAGACATGACCACAATGAGCTATGTGAACACGTTCGTGGATGGTAGCGAACGATGGGAGCATCAGCTGCATGTGTTCGTGCGTCAAGGCATCAAGATCACGCGGATTATTGACAGCACGCTGGGGCCCAGCAACAACGTGATTGATCTGGCGATCTACCTCATGAATCAATCAGGCCGAATCCCGAGCACGCTGATCGACAACACGCAGATGTTGGCCGCGGCCAACTTCACCGAGACCAATGGGCTCCATTTTAATGGTGTGTTTCAGGAGAGCCTGAACCTTGACGAATGGCTTGAGCAGATCAGCAACGACTACCTGCTGCGACTTGTGGAGTTGAACGGCAAGTTCGGATTCAAGCCGCGGCTGCCGATTAATGCAAATCACACGATCAAGACCACTGCGATCGGATGGTCGTTCACGTTCACTGAGGATCACCTGCTACCGGATGGTTTCGAGATCCAATACATCCCTCTGAGTGAGCGGCAACCTGTCACGCTGCAGATGATGTGGCGGCAGCAGCCAGATTCTGATATTGGCTTCGCGCGCACCACTGAGATCAGCTACACCGGTGAAGCATCAGCTGGTCCGTTTGAGCAGTATGACCTGAGCGGCTACTGCACCAGCGAAACACACGCCGTCAAGGTTGGCGCATACCGCTTAGCGCGACGCAAATACATTACCCATACGTTGCGTCTGACAGTACGACCAGCCAGCTACAACAGCACGCTGACACTGGGCGACATTGTGCGCGTCAGGCTGCGCCGCGAAACAGCGCTAACAGCGCTCGACTATCACGACTTTCTGTATGAGGTTGAGCGGATTGAGAAAACGGCGAGCGGTGCATGTGTTTTTGATCTGACGCACTACCCGATCGATTCACAAGGCCGCAGCTTGGTGGCGCTAGAGGTTGCAGCGGCCACGGCTCCTGGCGTCACCATCGCAGCAGGCCGCAGTGATTACAGCTGCGACGACAACTCATCATCAGATAACACGCCAGTCGGTGGTGGCGGCATTGATTACCCTGCGTTTGATGACACGCCTGATATAGGCGATGCCACGGTTGATCTGCCTGCACCGACTGAGCCAACATGGCCAGAAGGTGGCAGCCCGCCGATCGGCCCTGATGTGACGCAGCCTTCCGGCGAGTCCAGCGGTGGACCAACCCCGATCGGCGGATGGGACAATCCGGCTGATCCTTACGAGGAATCACTTGACCAAGATGGTGTTGGCTATATCACTGGCGGGACTGGCACTGGTGGCGCACCACGGGCTGGTGACACCGTATCTGTCAGCGATGATGACTTCACGTGCGCTGGTCAGGTGTGCTGGAGCAAGATCAATAAAGACACAGGCGTTGAGACCCACATCTCTTGCCAAGACGAACCTATTGCTGGTTCATGGGATCTTTCTATCACTACCAACGAAATCGATCATTATATTGTCGCCACTGGCCGATGCAAGGATCCATCTACCGCAACTGGCTTTGGTGGGCCAACCACGTTGGGGCAAACGCTTGCAGTACAGGTTTCTGAGTGCACTAGCAGCGTTGCGGTTAACTGGACAAGGGCAACAATCACAAGCACCGGATGCACAGGCACCTGCACGCCAACAGGCGCAACAACTTCTGGGACAGTCAACGCAAGCCTGCCAACCGTTTACAAGTCATACACTCAAGCTCGATTCTCTGCTATTTCACCGACCTGTGGAGGACCGGCGCTGGGTACTTATGCAAGCTACCTGAATGTTAAGTGGATCAAGATTGGCAGCAGCTACTTTAACGCAACAACCCAATCCCTAACCACTGGGGTGACTGATTACGTTTTTGCAGTATTTGAGATTAGCAAAGACCAAACTGTTGGAGGCTTTGCGATGAAGAAAGCCGATAAAATCGGTCTTGCTATTGTAAGCGGTACAACCGGCTCGGTTGGCTGTTCTTATCCGCAAGGAAACATTACTGGCATTACTTACAACAACACCGTCAACTGCACATAAGCCATGGCCACTTTCCCCGCGCTGCAGCCCGCCTCTCGCACCTACACACCTGGCACCAATGCCAGCAGTGAGTTCGCCGTACTGGATGGTTATCAATCCAGCGTCCGGCACAGTAATGCGAGCGTCGGCCACGTGTTGCGTATGACCTTCACGCGGCTGACATCTGCCGAGTCGTTCAACCTAGTCAGCCATTACAGCTTGCATGGCATCTTCGAGCCGTTCGATCTGCCAAGCTCAGTTCTGATCGCCACCAACCTGACGTTTCCATCAGGCTATTTATGGCGCTACCTATCGCCGCCGCAGATCGAGCAGTCGTGTGACATCACCGATGCCACAGTAGAGCTGCAGCTCCTGCCGCCATACCTGATATGAACGCTTTCCCATCGCTATCTCCTTCTGGTTTCAGCTATGACCTTGGTGGTTTGAACGTCAGCGTTGAAGACACAATCAATGGCGCGCCCGTTTTGTTCAGGCACAGCCTGCGGCAAAGCAATTACCGCTTGGTGCTGACCTACACCAACCTGACAGAAGCTCAGGCCACGCTGATCCGTGATCATTACGTCGATGCTGCCGGAAGCCATCGCAGCTTCACAGTCTCAAGCACGCTCTGGGGTAGTGCTGATGTGGTGCCATCTGATGCGCTCTACCGCTATGGCGCTAAACCAGATGAGGTGCAACGTGGCGTCTATACCGACATGACCGTTGAGCTGGTCGCACTGATCGGCAACTTTCTGCTTTACAGCCTCGTGGGCGAACCTGCTGCGCTCGGTGCAGAGGCTGCCTTCACCTCCTACGCAATGAGTGGCACCGCGCCATTCATCTTGCAAGCAGACGATGCCGATCCGGCAGTGGCTGCCACTCTTATCATTCAAGCTGGTGGTGCTGAATCATGACTGCAACTACGATCCGCGTACAGATGGCGCAGCGGAAAGATACCGCTGCAAATTGGACAGCCGCAAATCCGATTTTGCTATCTGGTGAGGTCGGCTATGAGACAGACACCAAGAAGTTCAAGATCGGCGATGGCACCACCAACTGGAACAGCGTGGCTTACTTGCCGATTCCTGATGGCAGCGGCAATCTGACGATCACGGGCAACCTTGAGATCGGCACCACTGGCAGTCTGACTTTTGAAGGCAGCACGGCCAATGGCTTTGAAACGACGCTGGCAGTCACTGATCCCACTGCCGACCGAACGATCACGCTGCCCAACGTAAGCGGCACCGTCGTCACCACCGGTGACACCGGCAGCGTTACCAGCACGATGATCGCTGACGGCACCATCGTCAATGCAGACATCAGCGGCAGTGCCGAGATTGCCGTCAGCAAGCTGGCGAACGGCACGGCCAATCAGGTGATCGTCACCGATGGCACGAATGTCAGTTGGTCAGACAACCTCACCTTGGCTGGTGACCTAACGGTCAACGGCACGACCACCACGATCAACACTCAGGATCTACTGGTTGAAGACAAGAACATCATCATCGGCAATGTCGCCACGCCGACTGATCTAACTGCTGATGGTGGTGGCATCACACTCAAGGGCAGCACCGATAAGACCATCAACTGGGTTGATTCCACAGATGCCTGGACGCTGAGCGAAAACGTCAATATCGCCAGCGGCAAGGAATACCGGATTGATGGCACCAAGGTATTGGATGGCACCAGTTTGGGCAGCGGTGTGGTCAGCAGCAGCCTGACCAGTGTTGGCACAATCGGCACGGGTGTGTGGCAGGGCACTGCGATTGATGCTGCCTATCTAGACAGCACGATCGTCACCACAGGAGACACGGGCACTGTCACCAGCGCGATGCTGGCTGACGGTGCCATCGTCAACGCCGACGTGAACGCCAGTGCCGCCATCGCTGGCACCAAGATCAGCCCGGACTTTGGCAGCCAGAACGTCACCACCACCGGCACTGCAACGGCTGCAGCACTGATCCCGAGTGGCAGCAGCGTTCCCACGAACGGGGTTTATCTACCTTCCGCAAATAACGTAGCCATCTCGACTAATGGCACTGGTCGGTTGTTTGTCAATAGTAGTGGAAATGTAGGCATTGGTAGCGCAAGCCCATTGAGTTCGGCCAACTATTCAACGCTAACAATTGACGGCACGAATGGTGGTCAAATTGCATTCCGCGAGAACGGAGTAGGTAACAAGTTCATCTATTCAACTACTACGGACCTTGAATACCGCAACAATAACACTGGTGCTCAGATCTGGTACACAAGTGGAAATGAGCGGATGCGCTTGGACTCCAGTGGCCGCTTAGGTCTGGGGACTTCTGTGCCAGGTGCGACTCTAGAAGTTACTGGCTCTAGTTATCCAAACTTCTTGTCTAATCGCTCTTTGTCATCAGGTGGTTCCGGAGCGGCTGCTTGGACGGCTGCTCGTATTCAAGCAACAACTACAGAGCAGATGTCTGCAGGCTTTGGCGTGCAGCAAGAGTTTGCACTTAGAGATGCTGATGGCGTTGATAACACCGTAGCCAGCTTGCTTGTATTAAGAGATGGTGCAGACAATTCTGGTTCTTTTGCTATCCGTACTGCATCTGCAGGTACACTCGGAACGCGTCTCCACATTACATCGGGAGGGTCGGTAGGGATTGGCGTTGCTGCGCCTCAGGCGCCTCTCGACGTTTTCCAAGCTGCCTCTGGCGCTATTGCCAGATTTACTGGAAATGGCAATACCTCTACATTCAATGGTTTCCAGATAGAAGCAAGCGGCACCCTTAATAGGCACCTTCGTCTTATTTCCGGTGGATCTCAGGTATTCAGAGCCTACGAATCAAGCACGGGAAATGTTGCAACTGATTCAGCGATTGCCTTTGATTCCTCTGCTCAGTTGTTCAGAAGCCCTGATGGAACATCCGAACGCGCCCGCATCGACAGTTCCGGCAGGTTGTTAGTTGGCACGTCTTCGACTTCTCGTGGTGATTTCCTGCAGGTGCAAGCCGATTCAGGTAGCACTACAAATGGCGGCTCAATTCTGCTTCGATCCGGCAAAGCTACTGGAACAATCACAACGGGTGATGTTCTTGGGCAAATCAGGTTCTCCGATAGCAGCCAAGACATCTATGCAACGATTCAGGCAGTAGTCGATGGTTCTACCGGGAGTAATGACTTTCCGTCGAGATTAGTGTTCTCCACTACTGCCGACGGAGCGAGCAGCCCGACGGAACGGATGAGGGTTAACAGCTCAGGTGGCACATACTGCATTTCTACCGATTCAATCGCCCTAGGGCTTAGCAGTACGCAAACTGCGGGAACTACATTTTATTTAATAGACGGCAAGCATTCCGGAACTGCTGGATCAGTTTCTTCGGGTACTCGTTCATTCCGTGTTTTTACGAACGGCAATGTAGAAAATACAAACAACTCTTATGCCGGACTGTCTGACGCCAAGCTGAAAGAGAACATTGTTGATGCCAGCTCCCAGTGGGATGACCTGAAGGCTCTCCAGGTCCGTAACTACAACTTCAAGGAAGAAACCGGCCAACAGACTCACACCCAAATTGGTCTTGTTGCCCAAGAGGTTGAACTTGTCTCCCCTGGTCTCGTCAGCGAATCCCCTGACCGCGATGCAGAAGGCAACGACCTTGGCACCGTTACCAAGAGCGTCAACTACTCGGTGCTCTACATGAAGGCAGTGAAGGCGCTGCAGGAAGCAATGGAGCGCATCGAAACCCTTGAAGCCAAAGTTGCAGCCCTTGAAGGCGTGTAGTCCTACTCACTGCGAGGGCTGGCGAACTTGTAACCAGCCCTTACAAGTTGAACTATCTGGAATTTCCGGATAGTTCAGCCAAGCCCAGTAG